TCTGGTACTGGCCCGCTTTACCGTCGAACAGATTGACCATCAATTCATTTGTTGCAGCTTCTTGCGCCGCTTTCGCCTGCGCCTGTTGCGCCACTTGTTCCGACGCAGCTTCGCGGTCCGCATCCGCTCGCAGCGCGAGACGATCTTCATACGCAATATTCGCGTAAGCGGGATCAGCGTCAAGCTGCCCTTCCGGCATCTGGCCAGTGCCCATGATGATCCCGGCCTCAGTCGCCCGGCGATCGCCTTCCGTTCCGCTTAATTCCGCAACCGCCCCGGCCACAGCCTCGAGATCGCCCGAGTCAATCGCCTGCTTAACGCTTTCAGGCAGTTCGCCCAAGTCATCGACCAAGCTGATCAACACCGCACGTGCGCGAGACGGCAGCGCCGCCCAACGGTCGATTGAGCCAACCGCCGCCACGGCAGTTTGTTCGGCTTCGCCCACACGCGCCTGGATAAGGTCACGATTGGTTTCGTAGTCCAGCCCGTTGTCGAGCGAGGCGCCGTCAAACTCGAGCAGAAGATCAGCCGCTTCGCCCGGCGCACTACCAACACCCAGCGCTCCACGGTCGAGGTTGCCGCGCCGCACTTCCGACTTGTAGGACACGCTTTCGATGGCGGAATAGTACTGGCGCTGGATAGTAAGTTGCTCACTCGGCGTAAGCGAAGTGTTGGCCAGCATTTCGTCCAGCTGTGCGCGCTGAGCGCCAAGGTTGGCGGCGGAACCATCCTGATCCAGCGAGGTCAGGCTGAGGTTGAGCCCGTCCTGCATCCCGCGCTTGAAGAAAGCGTCAGTGCTTTCATATTGAAACGCGAGTGAGTCCCGAGCAACCGACGCTTTCGTATCCGCAGCGCGGGTTTTGAACTCGTCGTAGAATTCGTCCGGAACGGTCGCCAGCCATTCATCTTCCCAATTCGAATAGTTCGCCACGGCCTGATCCGCGAAGTTACCCTGCGACGGATCGACGCCCCGCTTCAGTTCAACCATGCGTTCATCGACGCTCGACTGAAAGGCGGAGAAGTTTTGCATGACGCCGAACTTGCGGGCCTGCGAAGCTTGCTGTTGCAACAGCCCGCCAACGCTCCCAAGCGTGTTTCCGGCCGAGACCAGCTGATTGCCGAGTTGCGCGCTTGATGCAGGGCCAGCGCTGCCCGCGTTACGGATAAAGCCGGCGCCTTGCTGTTCTCGCTGTGTGCGCGGCGTGATTTGGGTAGGGACTCTCATGTCAACATCACCGTTCCAGGGACTTTCATGCCGCTTTTCGTGCGCGTGGGGGCGGCCGAGACCAGTTTGCTCGCGCCGCCGATGATAGATGTGCCGACGCCTAGCCAACCGCCGACAATTGCGTTGCCCTTAGCCCGCTGCGCCGCCACCATTTCGGCAGCGTACGCGTCGCTTTCATTCCGATACGCCGCTGCGCGAATTTCGCCCGCTTCCCGCACGTTAAGCGCGTCGATGCGGCCGAGTTCCCGCGCCTGCGCACGAGTTTGCACAAAGCTTTCGGAGCTTAGGCTTAGCCCGCTGCCCGCTTGAATAGCCTCTTGCTCCCCAAGCAGGGCGAGCGTTTCCATGTCCGTGTCGAACTGCTCTTCCTGCGCTAGGATGAGCGCCCGCTGCGCGTTATCTTCCGCAATCTTCTTGTTCTTCGCGGAGATGTCGGCCGATTGCTGTGCGGCTTCGGCTTCACTTGCAGCGCCGATGAGCGACCCGGCCACGCCAAGGCCAATCGACGCGACAGTCGAGAACATACTAATTCCAGCAAGAACTGCCGGTGCGACTGCCATTACTTCACCTCGAACTGGATGTATTTGTGGCCGTCAGGCCGAAGACTTTCATTGCCGCTCGGCGACCAGCCCATGTGTTTGACGAAGTGGTTTTCCACCGCATTGTTGCGAGCAACATCGCAGACCAAACCGCTGTACTGCGAAAGCGGAAGCACTTGCGCCTCGCGGGTGATGCGGAGGCTTTCCCGCAAGTCGGCGAAGTAAGGCTTCGCAAGCAGCACCCACAATTCCGGCGGCCGCACAAAGCTCCACAGCGCAACGCCAACGCCGAGAATGAGCGCCCCGGCTGGATTGCGCACTTCGTAATAGCGCTGGGTGTAGATAAGGGTGTCCGCCCCATGACGCAAGAAAGTGGCCACAGTTGCGCCGGGATATTCCCCTTCCCACGGCAGCGCGTCGACTTCCCGGATCATTCTGTCGTCTCCGTCACTTCAATGCGATTGATCCAGCCTAAGATCGTGGCGGGAAGGGGGTAGTCCTGCACGTAATAGATTTCCGTATCCAGGTCGAACGCGTCGTCAATCACCGCCACTCGCATTCCGGTCTTCGCCAGCGTGGCTTCGCCATACCGTTCGTCCATGCGCTCCTTAAACTCGCGAAGGCGGTCGAGTTGCGACCCGACCTTCAGCCCCCGGCTTTCATTCAACCGCACGGCGGAACGCACTGCCCGCTTCCGCTTATCTTCAATAACATCGGCGGAAGAAATTGGCGGCAGCGTCTTCGCGATGCAGGTGTAACCAAGGCCGACGATCACGCGGGTTGCGCTGATGCCAAGGTTCACGCCGCCATTCACCACAACCTGCGGCGGGAGCACTGCGCCATCGGCCAGGATGCTGACCAGCTCACCGTTAAGATGGCCAAGGCCGGTTACGGAAGATATCGGCTTATCCAGCGACCACTCGCCCGCGGAAGCGCCAATCGGCCGGGCCAGTGGGTCTTCTTGCAGCACGTCGGTTATCGGGCGGATGATGCTGCATACAACATGCGTCGTGTCAGTATAGGCGGTAACTTGCGCCAGCCCGCCGCCAATGCGAATGGTTGAGCCCACATCGCCAGCGGCAAAAACCGCTGCGCTCGCGGTAAACACGACGCCGTTGCCGCTCGAAGCGCCGGGGATGAGTTCCGCGTTCGGCGTGTTGATCGGATTGGCGAGGCCACTGTCCACACACCAAGACTCTTCCACATGCTTAAACGCCCTCATGGCGATCTTCTCAATCATCTTCGTCCAGCGCCCGCCAATGAACCGCTGCACCATAGTGTAGACAGTGTCGGTATCATTCTCCTGCATCGCCAGTGCGTCGAGGTAAAGGCCCTTCGTCCAATTCTGCGTCCAGGCGAAGACGTTCTGTTCCTTCAGCAGCGTCATGGTAAGCATGGCGCCATCGCTGCGGATCGCGTGGATGAGTTTGAACGGGTCGGACGCGAACGTCCAGCTCTCGATCGGGCGGGAGGAGGACATCAAGTGGGAGGAAAGGATGGACAAGTCCTGCGCCGCGTAAAGCTTTTGATAATCGCTCCACGTAAGCAGGCGAACAGTCTGCCCCTTACCTTCAATGTAGATCACGTCCACGTCAATGACCAGCGGGGGAACAAGCGAGGCGCCAACGTAGGACTGCGGATCGGCCAGCGCATCAGTCGCCCGCACCACGCCATCACTTGATGACAGCTGTGCGATAAGCGCCTGCGTGAACATTGCCAAGCCCTGCCGGGCGGGAAGTAGGTGGCGGATCGGCGCTACTTCATCCGAGTCCAGTTCGAAGGAATACGCGTCACTTGCAATGGTGATAAGCGAGGTGTCGAAGTTGTTAAACTTCCCCGCGCGCGAGCCCCAGACGGTGAGCGGGTCATTGTCGGTCGCGGCGAAGACTTGGCGCTGCTGGAACTTTGACGCGACGGCAGGATTGTTGCCGGTTGCGGGGGTTAGTTCCACTAGCACAGTTGCGCCAGCGCCGCCACTCACGCTAATCACGCTGGCGCCGGTGTAGCCAGCGCCGCCCTTAATAATCGCAATGGCGAGAAGCGCTCCGGCATTGTTCACCACCGGCTGGCCGACAAAGCCAGTGCCGACTGTGGCGGAAACGGTCGACGTGCGGGAGTAGCCCGCGCCGGGGGCGGTCACGCGAATGTATTCGATCGCGCCGTCAGCAAAAGGGTTGCGATAGACCGGAGGAGTCTCGGTGTAATTTGGTACAATATTGCTGTCAATGAATTCCGGCCCGAACGCGATACCGACAAAGCCAAGTGGCTGCGAACGGGATATGTCGGCGCCCGTCGGCACGATCTGCGTTCGGTAGATGCGGTAATGTGAGGCGCCAGCAACCGCGGCCCAGGTGAACTTAAGCGACGAACCGGCAACAGTTATGGTGTTGACGATAACGGTGCTGAACACGTATGAAGCCGGCAGGCTTTCATTCCCGTCCGCATCAACTGCAGTTACGGTAAAGCCAACGCCAGACGTGCCCGCGGCACTTGGGGTGATGGTTAAACCTGTCGGCACGACGAGGTTGTTGCCAAAAACTATTTCCGCCAGCGTCCAATTCGTGTCGCTAATGCGCACAAGCGCGCGGGGTTTGTAGCCGGTGTGCGTTAGCGTGATCTGCGAACGGGATTGATGGGCACGTAGCGTCGAAAGGTCTGCCGCGTCATACGGCGAAACCACTGTGTAGATGCGGTAGACGTTGCCGCCGCTTACGCGCGCTGGCATGCCGACAGTGGAGTAGGCGGCACCAAAGGGGTCTTGCAACTGAAACGTGTTGGCGGTAACGCCAGCGACGATGAAGGTTTGTTGGTTCAGCGCAACCGTGCCCACGAGGTCAAATATCTTAACCCAATCGCCGTTCGCGTAGCCGTGCGCAACGGACGTGACCACAGCCGGACTCGCGAGCGTAAGGCCGGTTATGACCTTCGCCGCTTCTAGCACATACGAGCCATCTTGAATGAACCGCACATACTGATGCCCGAAGAGCATCACATACGTGGACTCAAGCGCAGGCGCGAATTTGAAAGGAAAGAACTTTGTTGGCAGGTTGTCCGACTTCACGAAGTCAACGAAGATCGAGCCTGGGCGGGAGGATAGTCCACCGCGTGGGTCGACGAAATAGTTTCGCGCCAACGCGAGGCCTAGGTCATACTTATCCAGATCGCCCCGGCCGATGAGGGTAGGGGAGATTTCCCCCGCGCTAAAGCCGTATTGGATATCGTCAAGCAAGGGCACTGGAAAGGCCTCCAAAGGAGTATTCGCTCGAAGGGTAGACGAACTGGATCGCGGGAACCGTTCCGCCGTACCCGCGGGCGACCAGCCATTCCGGCACCGACTCAAGCTGGAAGCTTGGCGCATTCGCTGAATTCTGCCGGGCGGCAAGGATTTTGTCAATCGCCTGTTGCGTGACGAGCTGAACCTTTGAATTCGATCCGGTCAGCTTCATGCAAATGTGCGCGGCAAGGGCGAAACCAACCGCGGCTTGAAGGTCCGAGTCCCACATGTCAACGCGCGCCTGACGCTTCGTGTAGCACAAAATGGGGGTGGCTTCGTTGGAATAAAGCACCCGCTGGTCAAGCGAGTCAACGCCGATCTCGAACCGCCCGAAGCCGCTCATGAAGCGCGGCCAGATAAAGTCGGGCGGGAGGGCGTAGGCGTAAGTGTAACCGGGAGCGGGGTCGGCCGCAACCCACGTGGCATTTGGCCGCACGGCAGTTTGTGCCAGACGCTTATACGTCCGCGCACTATCCCACGGAGCGGAGCGCAAGATTTGATCCCGCACATT